TGCAACCCAAAAAAGAGCAGAGCAACTTAAAAAATTAGGCAAACAACAGGAGCTTAACAAGCTACTAACCCAAGAACTGACAATAGCTTTAGGCGGTAAAGGTTTGGAACGTCTGAAAGAAGTAGGAAAATCTTCGAGAGAATTAGCCAGAACATTCGGTCAACTAGGGGCTTCTATTCAAGCTGTATTAGCTAAAGCCATACTTCCAGGAATAAACGCAATAAATACAATATTGTCAGGGTTTACTATTCCTTCACAGTTTAAAAATTTTAAAGAGAGTCTGTCTGGTGCTGACCTAGCAAGATTTAACGAAATAGTTTTAGAAGAAAGGGGAACTACAAAATCAAAAGGTAAAACAAAAATAGGTATGCTCACTGTAGCTTCACAAAAAAGATCATTAAGTAGAGCAATAGAAGAAGGTTTAGGGGGAGACTTAAGTTTATTAGGAGGCACTACCGATCCAACAATCGAAGCTAACTTAGACAAACGAATAGCTTTCTTACAGAGATCTCTAGAAGTAGGTAAGGAACAAGCAACTATAGAACAAAAAATAGTGGAGTTTAAGGATAAAGGAACAGATTTAACAGAAAAGGAAATAGGGGATAAGTTACGTCTTATAAATAACTTACAAAAAGTAGAAAAAATGTACCAACAAATAGGATCAGCGATAGAAAATGGAATTGTTGATGCAATAGAGGGTGCGATACAAGGAACTAAAACTTTAGGTGAAGTTGCAACCAGTGTGTTTAACCAAATATCTAGAACCCTTTTACAGTTTGGTGTAAATTCATTACTCAGCAGTATCCCTGGAATCGGTAGTTTATTTAAAGCAGACGGTGGGCCTGTAAAGAAAGGAGGCAGCTATATTGTAGGAGAACGCGGTCCAGAATTATTTACACCTGGATCTTCTGGAATGATTACTCCTAACCATCAGTTAGGCGGTGCTACAACTGTAGTTGTAAATGTAGATGCTTCTGGTTCTTCTATTGAAGGAGATGAGCAACAGGGTAGAGAACTTGGTCGTCTTATATCAGTTGCAGTACAATCTGAATTATTAGAGCAGAAAAGACCTGGAGGCTTACTCGCATAATGGCTACATTTCCTTCAATCACTCCTAGATACGGGCAACAAAAAAGATCCGCACCAAATACTAGAACAGTTCGTTTTGCTGATGGTTATGAGCATCGAATTTTGTTTGGGTTAGCAGAACATCAAAACCCGAAAACATTTAATTTTACGTTTGAAGTATCTGAAGCAGACGCGGATACGATAGAAACATTCTTAGATGCAAGAGCAAATGATAGTGCCAGCTTTGATTTTACTCCACCAGGAGAACCTAGTTCATCTAAATTTGTCTGCGAAACATGGTCAAAATCTATACCCTACCTAAATAGGGCAACAATACAGGTAACATTTAGAGAGGTGTTTGAGCCATGAGTACTGATCCTGTATTTAGTGAAGTTCAAAAAATAAATCCCTCCGCAATTATTGAACTTTTTACGCTACAGCTAGATAACTCTTTACATGGTGCGACTACAATTTATAGATTTCATTCTGGATCAAATCTTAATGCTAATGGTGAAATTGTCTGGGCTGGTAATTCTTATCAAAGATTTCCTATAGAAGCTACAGGTTTTGCATATCAGCGTGGTCAGATACCAAGACCAAAACTTGTAGTAAGTAATGCGTTGGGAACTATATCAGCCATACTGTTACTTGTTAATCAAACAACGGCTGGTAATGATTTAACAGGTGCTACGTTTACAAGAATTAGAACAATGGCAAGATTTCTTGATGCTGCAAACTTTAGTGGGGGCAGTAATCCTTTAGGAACACCAGATCCTACAGCAGAGTTTAAACGTCAAGTTTATACAGTAGATAGAAAATCAAAAGAAACTAGGGAAATTGTAGAATTTGAATTAGCAGGAGCTATTGATATGGCTGGAATTAGAGCACCCAAACGTCAATGCACCCGTGCTTTATTTCCTAGCATTGGTACGTTTAATCAATGACTTGGAAATATAAAGCACTACTTCATGCTCAACGTGAGGATCCTAGAGAATCTTGCGGACTTCTATTGAATGTCAAAGGTAAAGAACGATACTATCCATGTCGTAATCTTTCAATTACAGATAATCAGTGTTTTATTATCGACCCAGAAGATTATGTAAAAGCAGATAATGTAGGTGAAATTGTTGGTGTTGTTCACAGTCACCCTATAACACCTCCAGAACCTAGTCAGGCAGATAAAATTAGTTGCGAACAAAGTAAACTACCCTGGTATATTGTTAACCCTAAAACTGAACAATGGGGTGAATGTAAGCCAGAAGGTTACGTTCCAGATATTTTAGGAAGGCAATGGGTATGGGGTGTAACTGACTGCTGGAGTTTAGTTGTTGATTGGTATAAAAAAGAAAAAGGAATTATTTTAAAAGATTATGCAAGAACAATGACACCACAAGAATTTTTAGAAAATCCCTTGTTTGAAGATTATGCTTGGCGAACAGGTTTTAGAGAACTTAGACCAGACGAACCATGTGAAGAGGGCGATGTATTATTAATGTCAATAATGCACCCAACTTTAAATCATGTAGCTATTTTTCTTGGAGATATGGTTTTACATCATTTAGCAGATAGACTATCTTGTAGAGAGCCATATTCTGAGTGGTTGTTAAAATGTACTGGTAAGAGGTATCGCTATGCTCAGAAAAGTTAAATTATATGGAGAACTAGCTGACTTTGTAGGTCATAAAGAACTAGATGCTGTAATAAATTCTACTGCTGATGCTATTCGTTTTCTTGTTAGCAACTTTCCCAAGTTAGAAGCACATATGAGTCAAAGGCATTACAAAGTATTAGTTGATGATTATGAGATAGGAGAAGAAGATATACAAAATCCAATAGGACAATCTGATATTAGTATTGTTCCTGTTATAAGTGGATCTGGTGGTGGACTTGGTAAAACATTACTAGGTGGTGCTTTGTTAGCACTTTCTTTTGGTGCGTTTGGAGCATTTGGCGGAGGATTAACATTTGGTAAAGGTTTTGGAGCTAGTTTTGCTGCTGCAGGTGCAGGTGCAAAAGCTGCTTTTGGAATTGGTGCAGCTTTAACTTTATCGGGCGTAAGTGATTTATTATTTCCTGTACCTGATATCCCAGATTTTTCTAACGAAGAAGATCCAAGAATATCATTTAGTTTTTCTGGTGTTCAAAATACATCTAGGGCTGGTACTTCTCATCCAATAGTTTATGGTGAGATAGTAACTGGATCTGTGGTGATTTCTGCTGGTATTGACACAAACCAGGTAACAGCATGACAGATAAAATTATTAGAGGTTCTGGTGGTCCTCCTCCCACTCCACCTTCACCAACAAGAGCACCTGATACTTTAAACAGTAGGCAGTTTGCAACGATCCAGGATTTATTATCTGAAGGTGAGATCGAAGGTTTTGCTACTCCTTCTAAAGCTGAAATTAGTAAAAGTGATGCAGCTTATAATAACGCAGCATTAAAAGATATATTTTTAAACGATACCCCTATTCTTAACTCTAGTGCCAGCAACACTAGCCCACAAACTTCAGATTTTAATTTTCAAAATGTAGGATTTACACCTCGTTTTGGAACGTCAAACCAAGAGCATATTCCTGGTATTGAAAGTAGTCAATCTACAACTGGTGTAGGTGTAACTGTCACAGCCTCATCTCCTGTAACTAGACAGATAACAAATACAAATGTTGATGCTGCAAAAGTTACGATTACATTTCCGCAGCTACAGAAAGCTACAGATGAAGGTGACTTATTAGGTTCTTCTGTTCAATTAAAGATACAAATACAATATCAAGGTGGAGGTTTTAATGATGCTTTTCCAGCAGATACTATTACTGGTAGAACTGCTGATGCGTACCAAAAAGAATATCGTGTAAGTTTTGATAGAACTAAAATAGATTTAGGAACAGCATTTCCTGTTGATATTAGAGTTGTAAGAATTACAGCAGATAGCACTTCTTCTAATCTTGTTGATGCTTTTGCTTGGACAAGTCTTGGTGAAATAGTTGATGATAAACAGAGATATTTAAACAGTGCATATACAAATTTAAGGATAGATTCTGAACAGTTTAGTTCGATACCTAAAAGAGCTTTTCGTATTCGTGGGGTAAAAGTAAGAATCCCAGGAGCAGGAGCATCTAGTTCTGGTACTCCTACTGTTGATTTACAGACAGGAAGGATTATTTACCCAAGTGGTTATATATTCAATGGAACTATGGGTGCTGCTGTTTGGTGTTCATGCCCTGCAATGATACTTCTTGATTTATTAACTACTGAAAGATATGGATTTGGAACGCATATTACAGACAGTAATTTAGATTTATTTAGTTTTGTAGCAGCTAGTAGATATGCAAATGAATTGGTATCAGATGGTTTTGCTGGACAAGAAGCTAGATTTAGCTGCAATGTAAATTTACAAGGATCTATGGAGGCTTATCAGTTAATCAACGAATTAGCTGGTGTTATGAGATGTTTTCCTATCTGGTCTGAAGGTTCTGTAACTATCACTCAAGATAAACCAACAGATCCTAGTTATTTATTTAGCTTGGCAAATGTAGGTGAAGGTGGTTTTTCTTATTCTGGTAGCAGTTTAAAACAAAGACACAGTATTATTTCTGTTAGCTATTTCAACATGGATAGTAGAGAAATAGATTATGAAGTTGTGGGAGATGATGTAGATGGTCCAGATGCTTTACAAGAAGATATTGATAGACAAGCCAAGCTAGGAATTGTGAAAAAAAATATTAAAGCTTTTGCTTGTACTTCACGAGGTCAGGCACGAAGATTAGGAAAAGCTGTATTACTAAGTGAGGAACAAGAAACTGAGGTGGTTAGTTTTACAACATCAATAGATGCTGGTGCGATAGTTAGACCTGGATCTGTCATCTCTGTCAATGATCCTGTTCGTGGTGGAGAAAGAAGATCAGGAAGAATAAATGCAGCAACTACTACGCAGATCACTGTAGACAATACACAAGACTTAGATACATTTACTGGATCGAATAAAAAATGCAGCGTAATATTGCCCGATGGTACAGTTGAAACCAAGAATGTTACTGGAATTGTAGGAAGTGTAATTACATTAGATTCAGCCTTATCTGCGACACCTAATGTAAATGCTATATGGTTACTACAAAGTTCTACTTTAGAAGCACAGACTTTTAGAGTGATAACTGTCGAGGAACAAGATGGTATTAACTATGCGATTACTGCATTAACTTATAGATCAGAAAAATATACCACAATAGACTCAATGCAAGGTATTACTTTACCTGCAAGAAATATATCTTTATTAAACGAACCAAAAAATCCTCCTTCAAACTTACAAGCATCTGAAAGAATTGTTGTTATAAATGCTCTTGCGGTAACAAAATTAATTTTATCTTGGGTGTCTGTTACAGGTGTAAGTCAATATCTTGTTCAATATAGATTTAATAATACTAACTGGGTTAGTGAAGTTGTTTTCAGACCTGACTTTGAAATT